AAAAACAACATACCATTCAGAGAAGCAAACGTTATCAAGTATATCGTTAGGCATCAGAATAAAAACGGTAAGAAAGATATTGAGAAAGCTATGCATTATTTACAAATGATACTGGAGGATTATGATGTTACTACATGAGTTTTACAGTGACGATGATTGTTCACGTGGTGATTCAAGTTATCGTAAAGCATTAGTATTCAAAGAACCCGATGGTTCATATACTGTCACAATGGTACAAGACGCAGCAATCATTGAAGAACGTAACATCAAAGGACACTCAGAGCAATACGCAGAAGACTGTGCAGAAAACTGGGTACTTGGTGTTATAAAATGAAACAGGACAGAAACAAATTAGATCACATAACAGATAAACCATTTAAAAAAGTAACATGTATAATGTGTAACAAAACCTTTTCCACTATGGCTATTGATAACCGATCTAAAATCTGTCCCAAATGCGACATAGAGAAAGTAGAAAACAGTGAATGAAGACGTAAGTAAAACAGTACTAAAAATCAGAAGACGTAGAGAAATACTAGACCGTTACAAAATAAGTAAAGGTTGCATTGACTGTGGTTACAACAATAACCCCTATGCTCTTCAATGGGATCACAGAGATCCATCAGATAAAATATTCACACCTCATCGAATGGCTTCTTACAGTATTAAGAACATCATCCTTGAGGCCCGTAAGTGCGACATCCGTTGCGCTAACTGTCACACAATCAGGTCAGTGAAAGAAAAACACTACCTAGAAAGAAAAGTTTATGAAACTAGTATATGATATTGAAACAGACGGTATTGATGCAACAAAAGTATGGTGTCTTGTAGCTTACAACTTAGACTCAGGTACAACATACAAATTCAGTGATTACGATGACTCTCTTCCAGGAATGGATGATGGTTGTGCTGTATTAAACAATGCAGAAGTCCTCATTGGTCATAACATTATTGGCTTTGATAATTTAATTATGGAAAAGCTATACGGTTTGAAACTAAATGACAAGAAAGTGTACGACACTTGGGTCATGTCTCAAGTATTACAGTACAAGAGGCAACACAAACATGGACTAGCAGGTTGGGGAGAACACCTTAACAACTCAAAGATCTCTTTTGATGACTGGGATAAGTACTCTAAAGAAATGCTACGGTACTGTGTACAAGACGTAATGTTGAACGTAGATGTGTTCAACACCCTAATGGCAGAGTACAAACGTATTGCTGCTAAACGTCCTACAATCAAAGAAGGTTTGCTTATTGAGCATGATACAGCTAAATTCAATGCCCGTGTCAAGACCCGTGGTTGGAACTTTGACAAGACAAAAGCTAAGAAGAACCTTAAGCTTATGGAAACACGTATGTCTGAGATTGAAAAGATAATACATCCACAATTGGGTACCCATAAAGTATTCATTGATAAGATCAAAAAGTTTCCTAAGTACAAAAAGAATGGTGACTACACCACAGTAAGTGCACGTTTGTTATCTGACTACTACGGTAAAGAGATTAAACAAACAGACATCCATGTACACCCAGCAGGAGAACCATTCCAACGTTTTACTGTAGAACAAATAACACTTGGCTCTATGGAACTTGTTAAGGAATGGTTGTTGACTATCGGATGGAAACCTGACGAATACAATCGTAAAAAAGTTGGTCGTGAATGGGTAACCGTAGGTCCTAAGATTACTGATACATCTTTAAGTAAACTAGGTGATATCGGTAAGATGATCAGTGAGTACTACACCTTACGTAATCGTAGTTCTGTAATCAAAGGCTGGCTTGAGGTTCTTCATGATGGACGTATCCACGGTAACATGTGGACTATCGGTACTCAAACATTCCGTTGTCGTCACGAGGTCATCGTGAATCTTCCAGGTGTTAATGCACCCTGGGGTAAAGAGTTACGTGAACTATTCATTCCTGATGATAACTGGAAAGTTGTTGGTGCAGATAGCTCCGGTAACCAATTACGTGGCCTATGTCATTACGTAGGTAACGAAGACTTTACCAATGAGGTTATCTATGGTGACCAACATCAACGTAATGCAGATGCCCTAGGTTGTGATAGACCTACAGCAAAGAACTATCTTTATGCTTATCTCTTTGGTGCTGGTGATGCTAAGCTGGGTTCTATCCTTACAGGTAAACCTAATGCTAACGCTGGTAAGAAGTCACGTGAAGACTTTGCTAAAGGTATCAAAGGTTTGCAAGAACTACGTGATAAACTAGGTGAAGTCTGGCGCAGCACACAGTATGCTTCAGGTGAGGGTTGGTTCCCTGGTCTTGATGGTAGACCTGTGTTTGTATCTGGAGAATATCAAGCTCTTAACTACTTACTGCAAACTGCAGAGGGTATCACTTGTAAGTCTGCTTTGTCATACTCCATGAATAAGATTGATGAAGAAGGACTACGTGCAGAACCACGCTTGTTCTATCACGATGAGATTGCTTACGTTGCACATCCAGATGATGCTGATCGTGTAGGTGAAATCTTACAAGAGTCATTCAAGAAAGGGCCAGAGATGTTTGGTGTTACTTGTATGGAAGGTGGTGATTATGTTATCGGAAACAGTTATGCAGACGTACATTAATAATATAAAAGAGAGGCCTTATGAAAACTCAATTGAGTACCCAGGATACCTTGTATCTTACCACCCCAAGCCTAAAGAACTTATGCCCAGAGAGTGGTTCAATATACTATCTCGCTGGTATACTTCACAAGGCCACATCGTCCTCCATAAACTCGCAGCAGTTGAATACGAAAGAGATAAATGGAATCCCTACCCATTAGAAAACAAAGTAAAACACTGGGGTATAGAAATAATTTATAGATAAAGGAAACAAAATGGCAATAGCATTAGTTGATGCTGATTCTATATACTTCAGGGCTGCTTACAGTAACCCTAGTAATATAGAGATCCGTAAGATTATTGATAGAACAATGAGGGAATGTATCTCCTACGCCTTCTCAGGGCCTCAGGAGTACCGTGTAGCCCTTAAGGGTAGGGGGAACTACCGGAAAGGTCTTTACCCCGACTACAAGGGCACCAGACCCCCATTACCGAACGATCTAAAAGAAGCCCTTAACTATGGTCATGATTACATGAAAGAGAAATGGGGTGGTATTGAAGCTGACGGTATGGAAGCTGATGACCTTGTTTGTATCTGGGCATATGAAGCTAGAGAAATGGAACTAGACTTTGTTGTTTGTGGTATCGATAAAGATCTTAAACAAATACCAGGTCATCATTACAATTACTCTAAGAAAACACATGAGTTTGTTGATGATGACAAAGCAGAAATGAACTTAATGTTACAATGCCTAACAGGTGACACGAGTGATAACATCCCTGGGATCAATGGTATTGGACCAAAGAAAGCTGCTAAGATACTTGAGGGAATTCCAGCAGGTCAACGATGGGCAGCTGTTGAAAAGGCTTGGAAGGAACACAATGCAGGTGACCCTTGGCTTAGTCGTAAACTACTTACTATGTTGACAACATGGGAAGAACTAGAGGAAATGAGTAAGTATGTACAAGATGAGTCACTACTTCTCCCTGAAGCCACTGAGTGCAAACAAGATGTGGAATCGGAGGGGGAAGACAACGTTCAAGTCAGCGGATTATCTACAGTATCAGAATGATATCCGTGACCAACTGATTGGAACTGACTGGCCCTTCGGGTCTGGTCAGGTATCCTTTAACATTATAGCAGGTCTATCTAATCGTGGAGCAGACCTAGATAATGTAATCAAACCAATACTAGATACATATCAAGGAGTGTATGAGGAATTCAATGACAATAAAGTTTACAACATCGAACTTGAAAAGCGAATCGTTAAACGAGGAGGAGAGTTCCTTGACATCAGAATACGAGAGTATGAAGGTGATCAAGCAACAGAGACTCAACAAGAAACGAGAAGCGAGTTACAAGAGGAAACTAAATCGTCAAGCTAAAGAAGAAAGATGGAACTAAATGAATGAACGAAGATATACTAAAGGACCCTGCCCATTCCCTGAATGTGGTAGCTCCGATGCATTCACAACATACACTGATGGAGTAGGTCACTGCTTCAGCTGTGGAAAATCAAAGAAAGTAAATACAAATATGGATAGTTATGAACCTACCACCTTTACTGAACTTACTAAGTTCTCCGATATCAGTTCTTATCGTAGCTACCCTGTTACTTCTCGTGGTATCTCTCAAGAAGTAATAGATCACTTCGGTATTAAAATGAGTGTAACAGATACAGGTATGCCTGAAGCACACTTTTATCCGTACACAAAACATGGTATCACTGTCGCATACAAAGAACGCAAGCTACCAAAAGAGTTCAAGACTCATGGTGACTTCAAAGACTGTGAACTGTTTGGTCAGTCTTCTTGTGTTGCTGGTAAACACAGATTGGTTATCACTGAAGGCGAACTAGATGCCTGTGCGGTAGCCCAAAGTATGCTGAGTACCAGTAAGAAAATTTGGAATGTTGTGTCAATCCCATCAGCATCTAATCTAAAGGGTCTTCTAGAACAACGTGACTGGATTAACTCATTCAAAGAAATTGTACTGTGTTTTGATCAAGATGATGCAGGTCAGAAAGCACAAGATGCTGCAGCTAAAATGTTTAGTGCTGGTAAAGTAAAAGTTGCTAAGCTTCAAGAGAAAGACCCATGTGAAGTACTAATAAAGCATGGACCAAAGTCTCTTAATGATGCTATCTTTACTGCTCAAGTCTGGTCACCTGCAGGTATTGTAACAGGTGAAGCAGTATGGGAACAATTCAAATCAAGACAAAACGTAAAGTCTGTCCCATATCCTGATTGCATGAGTGGACTCAATGAAAAACTAAAAGGAATACGATATGGTGAGATTACTCTGTTTACCTCTGGCACTGGTAGTGGTAAGTCTACTGTCATTAAAGAGATTGTTCTTGACCTTCTTGCTAAGACAAGTGATAAGGTTGGACTCATTAGTCTGGAAGAAAGTGTTGGAGATACAGCCGAAAAGTTTATCTCAATGCAACTTAAACGTAACATCATGGATCCTCCACCAACTAGTGAAGAGGAACTTAGACGCGGATACGAAGCTGTGTTCGGTGACGAGCGACTGGTTCTCTTGGATCACCAAGGCTCCGTTGGGGACTCATCTCTTATCGATAAGATCGAATACATGGCCCTTATGGGCTGCAAGTACCTCGTTCTTGACCACATCACTATCGCGGTATCAGAAGGTTCTGAAGGATTATCTGGTAACGAAGCGGTAGATAAAGTAATGTCTGACCTATTGAAGGTTGTAAAGAAACACAATGTATGGTTGGGTCTCATCTCACACCTACGCAAAGCCCAAGGGGGTAAGAGTTTTGAAGAAGGGAACATCGCATCTATCGATGATATCAAAGGCAGTGGTTCGATCAAGCAGATCTCGTTCGACATCATTGCCTTCTCAAGAAACCTTGTCGCAGAGTCAGAGTCAGAACGAAACACAATCAAGTTCAAAGTACTCAAGTCTAGATTCACCGGACTTACAGGACCTGCCGGAAGTTCTACGTACAACAATAAGACAACAAGACTAGTATCTTCAGGAGGATTTGATGAATACTTCACAATTTGAAGTAACACTGATTGATAGTATGGGGAGTGACCTAGCAGTAGTTAATGCTGCTAGAGTCTCCTTTAATAAACAACGATCAGAGTATACTGATGGAGATAAAAGATTAATCCAGTACCTTGCACAACATGGACACTGGACACCCTTTAGTCAAGTACAATATCAAGTACGTATTAAAGCCCCTATCTTTGTAGCTCGACAATGGTTCAAACATATGGTTGGTATTACACGTAATGAAGTATCCCGAAGATATGTTGACAGTACACCAGAGTTCTACGAACCTACCACGTGGAGAGCTAAACCAACAGATGGGGCTAAGCAAGGATCCAGTGGTGCTTCTGAGTCCCAGTACTTCCCTAGTAAATACCTAAGGGATATCCATGAAAACGCTATTGTGTGTTATGAAAAGATGTTAGCCCAGGGTGTATGCCCTGAGCAAGCACGTATGATTCTACCCCAATCAATGATGACTGAATGGGTAGAAACAGGATCCCTAGCTGCTGCTGCACGTATCTATGCTCAACGTACAGATGCACATGCACAAGTGGAGATCCAAGAGTTAGCCAAGATGTTTGGTGACTGTCTAAAAGATATCGCCCCCATCAGTTGGGGGTGCCTAACTTAAAACAGAAAGAGGATTGTATGAATCCATTCGATCAGATCTCAGAGTACCTGATAGATAAAGTCTCAAGGGTTAATCCAAATAACCCTAAGGCTAACTCAGGTGGTGTACTCTTGAGGTTATATAAAGAATACAAAGAAGATATGCCACGGCTAGTTGCTGTAGCATTTCAAACAATACAAATGAGATTCACCTACGATACCTCCGATAGTCCTGCAGGGACTGCACAGTTAACTGCTGTATCCACAGCAATAGGACAACGTGTAGCACGTGTAATAAAAAGAGAACCCCCTGGGTTACCCTGGAATATGCATGTAAGACTAGGTGATCTTTTCATTGAAGCTTTCTTTAACTGTGGATATATTAACTTGTACTACCCCAAGACAAGGGATACTAGTTATATTGTATCAGCTACAGCTAAATGGATTGATCTAGCAGATATCCCTGAAGCACTATCAAGGATCTCTTTGAATCACACAGTACTAGAAAGACCAGAAAGAATAACAAAGGTTACACAACCAGATGGTGAACCCCTAATCAAGAACTGGACAGAAGAGGACAACGATGAGTTCCGTACAATGATAGGGCAACCTTGGATTAAAGCAGTGGATAATCTACAAAGGACAGGTTGGCGTATTAACCAACGTGTCTACGATGCTTTAATGGACAACAAAGATTCTTTTGTTTCATCTGTACCCATCGAAGATAACGATGCTAAGGAAATGAAACGTAGAAGTAAGAATGTTGAGTGGGGTTTCATCACTACGAAAGCCAAGCTTCTGTATGAACATGATGTGTTCTATCAATACATGCAAGCCGACTATCGTGGTAGGCTTTATTACTCAGAGTCTTTCTTAAACTACCAGGGATCTGATCTTGCCAGGGGTATGATGTCTTTTGCCAGGGGTAAACCTATGACAGAAGATGGACTCTTTTGGTTAGCTGTGCACACAGCAAGTAGTTTTAATCAAAGCTACAACATTGATGAGCTACCTGAGTGGTGTGAAGGTGAATACCAAAAGTACCTACAAGAAGAAGGCTTAGAGTCTATCAGTGTAGATAAGTTTACACTAGAGGATAGAGTGCGCTGGACTAATGACAACATGAATATCCTAATTGAAATGGGTAGAGAA